GATCCCGCCGTGCGCGCGAAGATCGGCGAGGCGACGAAGTCTCGCATGGCCGATCCCGCCGTGCGCGCGAAGATGAGCGAGGCGATCAGGGCTCGCATGGCCGATCCCGCCATGCGCGCGAAGATCGGCGAGGCGACGAAGGCTGGCATGGCCGATCCCGCCGTGCGCGCGAAGATCGGCGAGGCGACGAAGTCTCGCATGGCCGATCCCGCCGTGCGCGCGAAGATGAGCGAGGCCGCGGAGCGCCGGCGCAACCGTCACTGCATGCACTGCACGTCGCGCAACACGTACGGGCTCGTGCCCGTCGACGGGCTCGACGGCGAGTTCGAGTGTCGTGACGAGCGCGCGTGCGAGCGCCGGATACTGAAGAAGTACCCGGAGCTGCGCGCGGCGCTGAAGCGCTCGGTGGCCGCATGATCGGCCCGCCCTTGGAGCGCGACGCCGTCAATCCGCGCGAGTTTTCGCATGCGCCGCAATCGAGCGCTGATCTGCTCTCGATGATCGTCGCGCGTATCGCGTTCGCGCTTACCTTGTTCACCGTGATCGTTCAGGTCGTGCGGTGGCTCCTATCGTGAGGACGCTTTCTTGGCCCAGCCGTACCTGCCGTTCTACGCGAGCGATTGGCGCGGCGACGTTGCTTTGCGTTCCTGTTCCCTCGCGGCGCGGGGGCTCTGGATCGAGATGATGGCGATTATGCACGAGGCGAAGCCGTACGGCCACCTCATCATCGGCCGCAAGCCTGTCACGCTCGACGACGTCGCGCCGCTCGCGCTGCAGGTCGCCGCGCCGATCGCGGACGTGAGGCGCGCGATCATCGAGCTACGCGACGCGGACGTGTTCACCGTCAACGAGGACGGGGTGATCATCTCGCGCCGGATGATCCGCGACGAGAAGCGTCGGGAAGCGGACCGCAACCGCAAGGCCGAGGAAGCCGCAAAGAAGGCCGCCGAGGCGGCGGAAAAGGCCCGGAATTCCGCTGGAATTCCAGACGGAAAGCCGCCGGAAAGCGGCGGGAAATCCAGTACCGATTCCGAGATTCTTCCTCGTGCGGGCGGACGCGACCAAGCCAAGCCAAGTCTAGATCAAGCCGAAGCGCTCGCTCCGCTCGCTACCGGGCGCGCGCGACGGTCCGAGGCGGCGATGTTCGGGACGTGGCTCTTCGGCCTCGGACTCGAATCGGGCGTCATCCCACAGCACCAGGTCATCGACCCCGGTCCGATGGGCTTCGCGCAAATTCACCTCGCCGCGAGCGAGACGCTGATCGCCACGTACGGCCCCGACGAGTGCCGCCGGCGAGCGCAGAACATGCTCGCTCGCAAGGCGCGGACCGACGGCGACAAGCTGCTGCTCCCGGCGACGCCGGCGACGCTACGCGACAAGTGGGACTGGTTCGACACGCCGGAACGCGTGCGTCCCGGCGATCACGATGCCGCTCCCGAGACCGAGATTCAGCGCCGCGGTCGCACCGGCTTCGACGCACGCGTTCGCGAGCTGGAGGGTCGCTGATGCTGACTCATATCGGCATGACGCCCGACCAGGTTCAGCGCATCCGCGAACGCTGCGCGCAGCTCGCCGGCGGAGCCGCCGACGTCGACGTGACCGCGGTCGAAGACGCCGATCGCCGGTACCGCCGCGAGCGCGCGGAATACGTCCGCCGACGTTCTCTGGAACTCTCGACGCTGCCCGTCCACTTCGCCGGCGCGACCTTCGCGGACTACCGCGAGAGCCTGCACAACGGCCGCGCGCTGGTCGCCGCGAAGCGGTGCATCGACTCGGATTTCCGAGCCGGGATGGGGCTCTACGGCGAGCCCGGCGTGGGTAAGTCGCACCTCGCGGCGATCGTGTTCGCGGCGGCGATCGCGGCCGGCCACATGGCGATCTACACGAGCGCGCAACGCATGCTCTCGAGCATCCGGGACGCCTACAACGGCGACGACTCGCAGGAGCGCGGCGCCACCGAAGTCCGCATGATCGAGCGCTACGCCAAGGTGCCGGTGCTCGTGCTCAACGACCTCGGCAAGGAGCAGCTGACGCCGTGGTCGCTGCAGATGCTCTTTCACATTTTCGACCTACGGTGGGACCTGGGCCGGCCGCTGATCGTGACCGCGAACTTGAGCGTCGTGCAGCTCGCGGAGCACTACCGCGCGCGGTTACGCGACGTCGACGAGTGGACCGGCGGCGCGCTCATGGACCGTGTTGCCGGCATGACGGGCATCCCGTGGGTGGAGATCACCGGGCAGTCGTTGCGGTGGGGCGAGTGATGCGCTGGAAAGTTCATGCCGTGCTCGTCACTGACGACGGGCGGAGCGATCGTTACCGCACCCGCGACCTCGTCTGCGAGATCGAGGCGGTGTCGTACAAGGCGGCGTGTCAGTACGCGCGCGAGCAGTTCGCGACGCCGTTCACGAGCGTCTGGATCGACCATAATCCGGCTCGCATGCGCAAGCGTCGTCGCGAGGTGGCCGCATGAGCGTGCAAGGCCGAGGGCCACTACCGGGTGGTGTCGCGATGACGCAACAGCTCTGCCTTCTCGACCTTGCAGAGCCGCCGAAGAAGACGCCTCGGCGCGTCGGTCCGCAGATCGTCACGACCGTTGACGAGCAGCGGCTCTCCGGGCAGTGCGCGCGCATCCTCGCGCTCTTGCGTATCGCCCCGCAACTGAACTCCACGATCGCCACCGTGTCGCTCAAATACACGAGCCGCATCTCCGATCTCCGCGCGGCCGGCTACACGATCAAGTGCGAGCGCGTCGCGGACGGGTTGACCCGCTACCACCTCGTCGGTGAGCCCGAGCGAGGTGCGGCATGATCGAGCGCAAGCGCGATCGCGTGCGTAACCTCTTGGGCGATGGGAAGATGCGCCGTGCATCCGACATCGCACGCGAGATCGGGCTTCCACCGAACGCTGATTCGGTCGCCAAAGTGCTGCGTGCGCGGTGTTCACGTCATCCGAGACGGGAAGTGCGTCTTCTGCGGGGCGAGCGCGCCATGAGCGACACCTCGCAGGCACCGCGGTGGACGCGCGACGAGATCGAGACGCACGATCGCGGGCGTCCACACGGCGATCCGCCGCTACGTCGGCGTGAGCGACACGCCACCGGCGGAGATCGACGGCCGCGCTGCGCGCGCACGGCATCGCTGCTGCGCGAGCACGGCATCGCGCTCGTCGACGTGTTCGTTGCGTTGCTTCATCGCACCGCGCACCGCGAACTACCGAGGGTCCGCACCGTGAATTGCGAGATGACGTCGCGCGTCTCGAAGTCGGCGCGGTATGCAAAGATCGCGAGTGTTCCCAATGGGACGCTGAGCCCGTGCGCGTTCGTCGCATCGCGATCGTGCCCGGCGTGCGGGAAGCAGTTGTGCAACGGCCACAGCCGGCACCTCACTTCGATGGGCGGCAACCTGGAGCGTGCGCGGTATCGCCGCTGTTCCGCGTGCGGCCACGAGTGGATTCCGTGAGTAGGCCGCTGATCGACAACAAGAAGCGCGAGGCGGAAGCCGCCAAGTGGCACCGCGACGTCTTCAAGGCGCACGGTCGCTCCTGTTTCTTCTGCGGCAAGGACGCGACCGACGCGATGCACGTCATCCCGCGCGCGCAACTCGGGCCGCTCCGCTACGAGATTCCCGTCCAGAATGGGCGACCGGGCTGCCGGTCATGTCATCAGCTCCAGGAGCGCGGCGAGCTGCAGTTCCCGGTGCGCGAGCTGCGCGTCGCGATCGCCGCTCACAACAAGATTTGCAAAGTAAAACTCACGCCCCCATAACGTCAGGAGAGCATTTGCAAAGTAAAACTCACGCCCCCATAACGTCAGGAGAGCATATGAGCAAGTCTACCGCGATCGTCGAATCGGCACCGCAGCCGCCGGCGGTCGAGAAGATCATCACCACGTCCGTGGCGATCGACATCGTCCGCAAGGCTGCCGCTGACGAATTGCGCGCGGCGAAGAAAGCACGCGCCGCAAAGGTCGCTGAGATCGAGCGTGCCGTCGGCGGAACCACGAAGCGGCTCGACGACACGGTGCTCGAGCAACTACGCATGCTGATGACGCGGCTCGCGCTCATCGCGAAACAGAAGAACGAGGGCTACGGCAATAACGCCGCGGCGCTCGACGCGATCGTCAAGAAGCTGGGCGGCGTGTATGGCGAGTTGCAGGCGTACATATTGACCGATAATACGGTCGGCTTGTTCGAGCAGATCCTCGATCACGAGTACGTTGCGCGGCCGTACGGCAACGACAAGAACCCGCTGCTCTATGCTGGCCGGAAGGCGCGTAGCGCCGCGGAGGCCGCGCTCGATGGGTACACGATCGTCGACGATCCGAAGCCGGGCAAGAAGGGCGAGAAGAACGTCACGCCCGACGCGTCGACGGGGAAGACGGTGGCTCAGCTCGCCGCCGACCCGGAAGTCGAGGACGACGATGACGACGTCGAGGACGACGACGAGTGAGCGGTCGTCGCGACCCTGCCCGGTACGAAGAGAGGGTCGACGCGATCGTCGCGAGCGCGGAGCTGCAAGCGGCGAAGGCGGCGGTGCTGCACGCGTTGCCGGATGGCGTGTGCGTGAGCTACGACGAGGCGGAAGAGATCGCTCGAAGGCGACGTGGATGGCATGGTGCAGCCGGGAATCTTTCGGTGCCCCGGCATCGTACCCGAGTCGCCGGGTGCAACGACCGGAGCGACGATGCTTTCGTTGGGCTGCGGCCCTGATAGCGCTGAAAGATAAGCGCACTTTCGCTCCTGTGAAAAATTGCACGAAGCATCCTGACGTGAAATAATACCGGCAATACGGGAGCAAAATTGCCCCCTAACCCCCAGCGATTTCGTGTAGACGGAACGCGGTGTTCTGCGTTCAGGAGGCCGACCGTGAAGTGTAGCGATTGCGGCGAAGAGTTTCCGCATCCGCGTGCGATCCAGAGGGCAGCCGCCGCGTGATCGACTACCTGCAACGGCGATTCGTCCAGGAGCCCCTCGAGCAGAGCGTCACGGCCGAAGCGTAGGGGCGATCCGTGTCGGTGTCGGATCGTTACGAAGACCGGTTCAGCGACGCGGCGACGTCGGAAGTGCGCAGCGCGCCCAACGCGCCGGCGTGGGAGACCGACTTCACCCTCGACGGGCGAACCGGTCGCTACCTCGTCAAGCTGCCCGCTGACGTCGACGACGGCTTCCGCTACGCCGAAGACGACAGCCTCGCCGCGCTCGAGGACGTGATCGCGCAGCGCGAGGATGATCCGAACGCGGTCACCGAGGCGACGCTGCAGCCCGACTACACGATCGATCGCACGGGCGGCTCGTCATCGGGTGGCGCCAAGAAGCCGCCGCCGGCGAGCGTTGTCGATCGCCGCGAGCGTCAGCGTGCTCGCATGGCTGGCCACGATGAGATGCGGACTGGCCGCCCTTGGAAGGGCACCGAGCGCCGCGAGAATTTCTGCACGACGATCGACCCGAGCACGCAAGCGCTGCTGCGCGAGCACGGCATCGCGCTCGTCGACGTGCTGGATGAGATTGCAGATCTGCCCGAGGTCCGTGCGATGGCCGGCCTGGGCGAAGGAGAAGAGGCGTGTCCGAATCCGTATCCGTGAAGGCCAACGTCTTCGAGCGGTTCTTCGGCCGCGAGGTGCAACTCGAGGTGGAAGCGCGCGGCCGACGCGCGGAGCACATCACCGGGCGGCTCGACGCGATCAGCACGGTCGCCGGCGCATCGTGGCTTGCGCTCGACGGCGGCGATCGGCTCGTGCGCGCGAACGCGGTCGTCGAGGTGCGGCTCGCGGAGCACGTGCGTGCCGAGCGCTCTGAGATCGTGGCGCTGCAGTCGGAGGCGTTCGGAACGTGAGCGCGTGCGTGTACGTGAGCGCAAACGATCCGGACTACACGGCGCTCGCGATCGGCGGCGTGCTGGACGACGGCCGCCGGATCCCCGGCGACCCGGCCGGCTACTGCCGCACCCATTCGTCGCAGCTCTGCGCGCGATGGGCGGCGAGATTGCAAGTGCTCGAGGTGCAGTCCGCCGAGAAGGCGTCGTCGCCGGCGTCCTGGGACGACGTCACGGACATCACGCCGCCGCCCGAGATGTTCGTCGCGAGCGACGAGGGCTTCGCCGCGTTTCAGGCGTGGTTGGAGCCGGAGGTCGATGGCCTACGCGCGCGTGGTGCGAACCCGAACGCGGAGGGCTACTACTCGATCAAGATCGGCGACGCGAAGGGCTACGTCTGCGCGTGGTGTTACCGCGGCGCGCGGCTTTGCGGTCCGGACCCGTGCAAGGACCGGGCGCGCTGGGGGGAGATGCGGGCGGTGATCCAGCGCACCCGCGCCGCGATCGCGCGCGGCGTCGCCGATGCGAGGAAGTCCGCTGCGGAGATCCTCGAGCCGCTGAATCCGGTGGGTCGCGGCTGATGGCGTGCGTGCAGGAGCAGAAGAACTGGCGGAACGTGCAGTGCGGGTGCGGTCACACCGCCGGCGCCCATGGCAGCGAGATCACGCAGACCGGGTGCATGGGGATCGCGAACGACGGCCAGCGCGCCATAGCGTGCCAGTGCCGGAACTCGGCGGTCGACGTTGTGTACGCAGCGCTGCAGTTCAGCTTCAACGAGATCTGCGAGCACCGGGAGCGCGTGAGAACGCGGAGGGTCGACGTCCGATGATGGAGCGTGGAAGGCCGAAGCTGGCCGGCAAGGAGCGCCGGGTGACGGTGAAGACGCGGTGCGAGCCGAGGAAAGTGCATCGCATCGCGCTTTACGCGCGCACGGAAGGCAAGTCGATCGGGAGGCTGATCGACGAGTATATCGCGCGGCAGATCGGGACCGCGCACGTCGACGGTGCGCGATGACGAACATGCGGGAGATCGAGGTTGCGATGGAGCGCATCGAGAGCGCCGAGAAGGCGCTCGCGAAGATCGCGTACGACACGATCGATCCGATCGCGGAGAAGAAAATCGGCAGCGTCATCGAGCGCGATCTTCGACGTGCGCGTGAATCGCTCGCGACGGCGCGATCGCGTGGGGCTTGACGCAGACCACAGCCTGCGATACAACAAAGGGGCAAACCCGAAGAATGACATATGCGCTTGTGCGCCGGTGAAAATAAAACGAAGATGATGGCCGCGCGATCGTGACGATCGACGCGGTTTTGCTTTCCGCCCTGGCGGCGGAGGGATGCACTCATGGCGGAGGATGACGGATCGAAGCCTCGCGGCCTAGACGAATCCGCGAAGGCATTATGCCGCCGTGACTACGAGGTCGGAGGCGCGAAGATCGCCCCGCTCGCGCGCAAATACGGCATCGCGCGCAACACGCTTAAAGCGTGGATCGAGAAAGAAGCCTGGTCACGAACTGACCAGGCCATCGACCAAATGGTCAGTGACCAGACTCCGGACAGTGACGTCCTCCGCGCGGCTGCGAAGTCCAACGTGCTCGACTTCGTGAAGCGGCGCGCGCGCGAACTCGCAAGCGAGAACGGCGCAATCGAGACCATCGCGTCGACCGAGATCTCCAACGTGCAGCGCATGGCGGCGATCGAGTCCGTGTTGCTCGAAGTCGCCGAGCAAACCGCGAAGCGCCTGCGCGGCGATGAAGGGACGACGCCGCTCCGTCAGAGCGCGATGGCGTCCGAGGCGGCCGACATTAAAGCCGCGGTTGAGGCGATCGGTAAGACGATCGATCTGTACGCGAAGCTGCACGGCGCGAGCACCGGTCAGTCGATCCTCGATGACGAGCAAGTCGACAACGATTTCACGTTCACGCACACGGTGTATGAGGCGTCGCGCGCCGACGCCGTTTGATCTCGCGTCGCCCTGGCGGTGATGTCTCCCCGTTGAGGTTCACCCCAATGGACAAGGTTCGCTCGGCGCTGACGCTGTGGTTCCCGCTCGTGTCGCGATACGTCGGGATGGGCGGGTTGGCGTACGAGCTTTCGATCCGTCACTACGATCCGTTCGTGATCGGCACGCTGGCTGCGATGATGGGGCTCGGGCACATTCTGCCCGCCACGACGAGCGCGAGCGAGCCCGAGGAGAAGTCCTGATGCTGTGGTTCGTTCGCTACGGGCGCGCGCTCAATCGTCGCGCGCTCGTCATGGCGTCGTTTGGTGCTGCGATGCTGGTCGTGCTCGCCGTTCATGTCGTGAGTGGCCTCTTCGCGCATCCGTTCGGCGTGCAGTCGCTCGCGTACAGCGAGATCGCGCTCGGTGCGACCGCGCGTGTGGCCGATCAAATTTTTCGAGCGATCGACGCGTAGCGCCGCCGCCTGCACCTCTTCCCGCTGAAAGGTCCCATTGTGAAGATCTTCCGCTCGATCGCGGTCGCGGCGTTGGCCGCTCTTGCGATCGCAACGCCGGCGCTCGCGCAGAACGCGACGACGACGGCCGGCCTGGGCGACGTGACCACGACGCTCGGCCCGAACCCGTACTTCCCGTCCGGCTACAAGACGTCGCCGGACGCCGCATGGTACAAGCAAGTCACCGACTCGACCGCGAACGCGCCGGCGTCGGTCGGACAGCTGCTCGCGCTCAGCCCGGCATCGCAGACCTGGGCGCTCTCGAATCTGCCATTCTCGCCGATCCCGATCGCGGAGTACGGCGTCGTTACGTCGGCGGCCGGCGCGGTCAAGGGATCGGCGACGATCCAGGTGCGCGGCATCGTCTCGGCGCTCTGCACGACGAACGCAACGCAGGCGATCGCGGCGGGCTCGTTTTTGACCGCTGACGGCGCGGGCAACCTCACCACGCTTCCGTCACCGTCGACGCCGGCGACGCCAACGGTGACGCCGGTCGGTACGACCGGTGCCGTCACCGTGACGTACGGCGTGGTCGCGATCTCGTACGACGGTGTCCCGAGCGCGATCTCGACGGCCGGCTCGACGTCGACCTCGAACGCGAACGGCTCGAACGCGAACTACAACCAGGTGTCGTGGACGCCCAACGGCGACGCCGCGCAGTACGTAATCGTGCGCGTGACCGCGACCGGCTACACGCCGTCGACGATCGGCGCGATCGGCATCGTGCCCGGCAGCGCGACGACGTTCAACGACACCGGCCTCGCCATCATCCCGAACACGTCGGCGACGCAGTTCTTCCAACGTCCCGCCGCCGGCGGCACGCCGACCGTCGCGCTCATCACGGGCGGCACGGCCGGCACGACGACCTACTCGTACAGGGTCACCGCGATCTTCCCGAACGGCGTGTGGGGCGCGGAGGGCACCGCGGCTTCAAACAGCACCTCGAACGCCGTGCTCTCCGCCACGAACGGCAACAAGCTGACGTGGACCGCGACGACCGGCGCCGTGCTCTACGCAATCGACCGCACCGCCGCCGGCGGCACGCCGTCGACGACCGGCTTCATCGGCTACGCGACGCCGGCGCAAGCGACGTCGGGCTTCTTCGACATCGGTCAAGCCGCGACGACCTTCACCGCGCAGACCACGCCCAACCCCGTCCCGCGCCCCGGCGCCGTCTACGCGGTGTCGCTCGGCGCGCTCACCTCCGGCACCACGACGCCCACCGCCGTCAACGTCTGGCTCGGCGGACTCTAGGAGATTCCCCATGCTCAACAAGTGGCTCCAGTTCGTCCTCGACTTCTTCAAGCCGGCGATCGACGGCGGCATCGCGGAACTCAAGGCCAACCGCGACGTCAACATCGCCTCGATCGAAAAGACGATCGGCGCGACCGAAACCACCGCGACCGAAGCGGTCGTCAGCTTCATCCAGGCCCACATCGTGGGCAAGGGCCTCGCGTTCATCACCTCGTTCGTGGTTCCCGAGCTGACCAGTCTGCTCGGGGGACTCGTCGCGAACGGTAACGCGAAGGTGCCGGAGCTGTACGACGCAGCGGTCGCGTTCTTGGAGAAGGAAGACGCGTACCTGTGAGCGACCTGGCGCGCGAACTCGACATCGACGCGCTCAAGGCACTCCTCGCCGCGGCGACCGCGTACGAATCGGAGATCCTCGCGATCGCCGAGCGCGAGCTCGACGCCGGCGAGACCGATCTCGGGAACGCGCTCGAAGCCGGCTTCCGCGCCAAGGTGCCGCTCGCGGGCGGCGCCATCTCGGCGGCCGTCGCGAGCGCGCTCACCCAGGTCGAGGCCGACCAAGCCGTCACGCTCAAGGCCAAGTACGACGCGTTCGTCGCCTGGCTGAAGGGTCGGATCCCGACGACGTAACCGGAGGCCGCTCTTGCCCGCCAAGAATGCGCCGATCGCTCCGTGGCAAGGGCGGTTTCTCAAGGAACGATCACGCGAAGCGATCGTCATCGGCGGCATCGCGTCGGGCAAGTCGTTCATCGCTGCCGACTGGCTGATCACCGAGTGCATCTGTCGCTTCCCGCAATCGCAGAGCGGCATCGTGCTCGGCACGCACAAGCAGGCCAAGGAAGGCGCGCTCAAGACCTTCACGCAGCGCTGCACGTTCTGGTTCGGCCCCGAGGGCGTTGGCTGGAAGCAGAACAAGACCGACTTGTCAGTCACGTTCCTGCGCGGGCCGGCGCGCGGTCATCGCGTGTCGATCTGGTCAGCCGAAGCGTACGAGACCATGAAGTCGGTCGAACTCGACTTCATCTGGTGCGACGAACTGCAGACCTGGCAGCACGGTAGTGCCGCGCTCGACTTCGTGCGCGGCCGCAACCGGTACTCGCCGATCGCGCTCGCGACGTACGGCGATTACGACGACGACGGCGTCCTCGTGAGCATGCCGTTCGAAGTCAAGCTGCGCATGTCTGCCAACCCGCCGTGGACGACGGCGCATTGGCTGTATCAGCAGTTCGTCGAGCGGAACGACGTCGATCTCGACGGCAACGACGTGCCGCTCTACCACGTGCGCACGGCGGACAACACGCTGCTGCCCGATCGCGAAGGGTACATCGCGAACCTTCGCTCCCGCATGGCGCCGGACGTGTTCCGGATCGAGGTGCTCGGCGAGTGGGGCGACATCGGTCGCGGCCGCATCTACACGTCCTTCTACCGCGGCCGCGCGACGTCGCCGTCGCCGCTGCTGCCCTTCGTCGAACGTGTCGCCGGCACCGATCGCATCAAGCGCGACCCGCCGAAGCCGCTCTACTGGACGCAGGACTTCGGTGTCAATCCGCGCGTCTCGCTCGTCATCCAGATCCACCAGCAGCGCATCCCGATCGTCGGCTACCAGCGCGTGCTCCTGTACGTGCTCGACGAGATCGAGATCCCGAGCGGCTCGACGGACCTGATGATCAAGGAGTTCGTGCGGCGCTACCCCGCGTCGTTCGACTGCGTCGACGCGAATGGGCAAAAGCAGCGCATCGATCGTCAGCGCGTCTACGTGTACGGCGACCATCGCGGCGGCGATACGCGCAACTCCACGACGGCCGAGACCGACTGGGGCATGATGCGCAACGCCAAAGAGCTGCGGCCGTACGACATCAGCTACCACTACCGCGCGTCGAACCCGCCGATCGTCGACCGGTACGCGGTGACGAACGCGAAGCTGTGCAACGCGGACGACGAGATCGGCATCCTGATCCACCCGCGCTGCAAGAAGCTACTCGCCGATCTGCAGCAGACCGCGTACAAAGCGGGCACGCGCATCGCCGACAAAGGGACGCCGTCGCGCGGCATCTTCCGCACCCACTTGTCCGACGCGCTCGGCTACCTGATCGAGCACGAGAGCGAGAAGCTCGGCGTCAACTTCCTGCGCCGCGGTGCGCGCACCATCAACGTCGGCATCGGCCGGCGATAGGAGACGGCTGTGGACCTGCAACAGCTGCTCGAGGAGCTCGCGAAGAAGCAGAGCGTGCGCCTCGACGCGCGCAAGAAGCGGCTGCAGGGTCTCGATCTGATCCTCAACCGCAAGTACTACCATCTCCTCGGGCTGCCCGAGTTCGACAAGCGGTACACCGCCGGCGAGACGACGACCCGCAACAAGTACCTCCCGATCGACAAGCGCCGGTCGGCCGCGTCGTACGACCTGCCGGGCATCATCGTGCGCGACCTCAACGCGCAACTGTGCGGCAAAGGGAAGTTCCCAGTCGTCACGCTCGACGACGACGACGCGACGCGGGCGTTCGCGGAGTACATCCGGCTCGCGGATCTCGAATCGGTGATGGATCACGCGGCGGATGCCGCGGCGATCGGCGGCGTGGTCATCGTTCCCGAGGCGTTCACGCCGGACGACGACGCCTCCAACCCCACGCTGGCCTTCAGCTACTGGAAGGCGTACGAAGTCGATCTCGTGTTCGAGCGCAACGCGCCGAACACGCTCTCGTCGGCGACGCGCACGTGGGAAGTCTCGCGTTCGGCACTTCACTCGGACGGTTACGATGTCGACGCGCTCGAGCGCGTCTGGGCCGCGAAGGTGCTCTCGCTGCGCGCGTCGCGCCGGCGCCTGCCTTCCGACAAGAAGCCGGCGCAGCACCCGAAGTGGGTGATGCGCCGCGTGCTCGACAAGCAGGCGTCGACGTGGTACCTACCGGTGCCGGTGAAGGTCTACGAGTCGCGCGACTGGGACGACCTCACGAAGAACGGCGTCGAGCCGTGGGAGGTCGACGCGGATCGCACGATCGCGCACGACCTCGGCTTCTGCCCGGCGGTGTGGCACATCCCCGCCAAGGGCGACGCCGCGTACGCCCCCGACGGGCGCTGCGTCTTCGAAGGCGCGGTCGACAACAAGCTCGCGATCGACAAGATCATGTCGATCGGCGTGCAGGCCGTCGTCATGGCGGGCACGCCGCAACTCGCGATCGCGAACGGCGGCGGCGGCTCCGGCGCAGACGAGATCGAAGGGCCGAACCCCTCCGACGAAGGCTTCGATCCCGAAGACGTGATCGAGGTCGAGGAGAAGGGCGGCGCCTGGCTCGTGCAGCTCGACGGCGGCGCGCTCACGCCGCTCGACATCGTGCTGCGCCGGCTGCGCGACATGGGCCTCGAGAACGAAGGCGGCTCGCGCATCACCGAAGAGTCGCTCGCGGGCGCCAAGAGCGGCTACGCGATGGAGCTCCTCAATCAGGCGCTCACGTACGTCGCCGGCAAGATGCGGCCGTACTTCGCGAAGACGCTCGTGCGGCTCGTGCGCCTGCTCGCGCGCATGCGTGAGGCGTTCAACGGCCTCGAGTGCGAAGAAGGGCCGCTGCCCGACTTCAACCTCAAAGCGAAGGTGAAGCAGATCTCGTTCGGCCCGTACTACGAGCTGACGGGTCAGGACAAGCAGGCCGAGACGGCCGCGGTGATCGCGCTCGTCCAAGGCGGCTTGATGACCGCGGAGACGGCGATCACCTACATCGCGCAGTTCTTCGACGTCACCGACGTCGAGGCCGAGATCTCCAACGTAAAATCGCAGACCGCCGCGGCCTCGGATCTCGATCACCAGCGCGCGGTTGAGCTCAAGCAGACCGCGCCGCCGAAGGAGAATGCCGCGTGAGCCAAGGCGTCCAGAGCGTCAAGCTGACGCAGCCGTACTACTCGCACACGAACTCGACGGCGGCGACCGGTAAGGGCGCGTTCACGCCGCTCGGCGTCGCGCTGCCGACCACGTTGCCGCCGATGGCGCCGGCGTCCGCGATCCAGACCATGTTCGCCGCGCTGATCGAGGTCTCGAACAGCGGCACGCAGCCGGTGTACTTCCTGCCCATCACCGGTAAGACGAACGTCCCGGAGATCTCGCTCTACGGCACGCCGCGGTATCCGGGCGAAGTCCAGGGCTCGACCTCGGAGTGGAGCTGGGTCGACCCCAATCAGTTCCCTTCAGCGACCGCGTCCAACGGGATCTGGATCCCGGCCGGCGCGATCGCGATGCAGCTGCAGGTCGAGTCGATCGGATTCGCCTGGGCCAACAACAACGGAACGCTGCTCGTGGCCGCGTTCGGTTACACGCGCCGTATCTAACGACGAAAGGAAGCCTCGCATGGTCGAGGGGTCACGCGCCGCGCTCGCAGGTCGAGTCGCGTCGCCGGTCATGTTCGATCTTCAGCAGTTCGCCGGTCCTGACGACGACGATCTGCCCGATCTTCCCGCGCTTGAGCTGACCGACGACGTCAACCAGCTCAAGACGCTCGCGCGCACGCTCCACCGGGATCTCGGCAAGGTGCGCTACGAGGCCGGGCGCCGACGCATCGCGCTGCGCGAGGCCACGGAAGAGCGCGACGCCGCGCGCACAGAGTTGCAGACCGTGAAGTCGACGCTCGAAGCCGAGATCACGAAGACCAAGGGCGAGCTCGAGACGGCGAACCGCTCGAACGGACAGCTACGCACGAAGTTCAAGGACCAGTTCGTGACGCGCGCGCTCAAGGAAGAGCTGCGCAAGGCCGGCGCACCCGACGACGTCGTGCCGGTGATCATGAAGTCGCTTGATCTCGCGAAGGTCGAGTTCGACGAAGAGACGCTCAGCACGAAAGGCGCGGACGCGCTCGTCGCTGAGTTCAAGACCGCGTCGCCGTCGCTCTTCTCCGCGAAGGGCACGCCGCGCGGGACGAATCCCGGCAAGAACAACGCGACGGGCAACCCGTCGGCCGACGGCGCAGATCCGAAGTCGTTCGACTTCACCGCGGAAGACAACAAGAACAAGTCGTTCATCGAGCTGGCACGGGAGTCGGCTCGCCTCACGCTCGCCGGCGGATAACCGCAGCCGGCTAAGCGCCTACGGATTGACGCCGGGCGCGCTGCACCTCACCAGAAGGAGATCATCGTGCCCGGTGTCGTTTCCCAATTCCCGACTCCGATCGCGAACATGCTGCAGCAGAACGCCTTGAACAAAGGGTTCGAGGAGTACATCGAGCCGATCACCGGCTACGGTGCTGCTGCGGACGTTCGCCCGGTGCCCAACCACGTCGGCGACACGCTGACGCTCACGCGCCCCGGCCTGCTCGCGGCCAACCCGGATCCGGTCGATCCGTCGCAGGCCACCGGCCTCGACAACGGCATGACGCCCGACCAGTTCGGCGACGAGCAATACACCATCACGCTCGAGCTGTTCAATGGCGCGTCGGACATCGACATCAAGACCAACCCGATGGCGATCGTCGACCGCTTCGCGCAGACCGTCAAAGCGAAGATGGTGCAGGCGGCCAACGTCGTCGACAAGTACCAGCGCAACTGCCTCTTCGGCGGCCTCGTGCCGTCGGGGCGCAACGCGACCGCCGTCAAGTTCGGGTATCTCTCGGGCACCACGATTGTGCTCACCGCGTACACGGCGGCGACGACGATCACGGTCGAAGACGTGTCGGGCTTCCAGAACACCGTCGTCAACGGCGTGCTCACGCCTGTTTCGGCGGCGAACCCGATCCCGCTCTTCCGCAACGGCACGCAGATCGCGAACGTGATCGGCTACACGCAGGCGACGCTCGCGGCAAATCAGTCGCAGCGCGTGTTCGTGGGTTTGGGCAACGGCGGCCGCGGGATCTCCGGTACGCTTCTGCTCGATACGGCCGTGTCCGGTGCCGTCGGCGACGTCGTGCAGGCCGCGTTCGCGCCGCTGATCGTTCGCCCGAACGGTAAGCTGCACTGGTCGCAGCTCACCGCCTCGGACCATCTGGTCGACGCGAACATCCTCGACGCCGTCGCGTACCTGCGCGACAACGCGATCGAGCCGGTGTACGAGGACAAGTACCTCTGCATCTGCGATCGCACGTCGGTCCGCCAGCTCTTCTCGGACGCCGACTTCAAGCAGGTCTTACAGACCCGCATCGACTCGCCCGAGTTCCGGATGGGCCACCTTGCCGAGGGCCTCGGCGTCGTGTTCAAGTTCACGACCAACGCGCCGATCCAGCCGATCAGCTCGCAGAACGCCGTCGCGATCCGCCGGCCGATCATCGTCGGCCGCGGCGCGCTCGTCGACGGTCCGTCGCAAGCGAACGAGACGTTCGCGTCGATCAACCGCAACGGCGGCATCGACGAAGAGAAAGGCATCCACTACACCGAGGAGCACAACGGCATCGTTTTTGCGCTCCGCCCGCCGATCGACCGCAACGGCCGCGTCATGTCGGTGTCGTTCGAATCGATCCGCGGCTGCACCGTGCCGACCGACCTGACCGCCGGTCAGAACATCATCGGCACCGGTTCGAACGCGCTCATCAAGCGCGGCGTCGTGATCGAGGTCGCGGCCTAGCAACCAACGCGCCCTGGTGGCGCCGGAGGATCGAATGCCCAACCTCACCGTTGAGGAGCAGCGCCGTCAGGACGAGATCCAGGCGGCGCTCGCGCGCTCCCAGTCGTTCTCGGACGGACGTCGGCGTGTCGTCCCGATTCGCGATCAATCGATCACGATCGGGCACGGCATGCTGACGTTCTTCGCGAACCAGATCATCGAAGATCCATACGTCATCATGACGATGGAATCGTACGGAATCGAGTTCGTCGAGCTCAACGTCAACGACAAGCGCAGGCGTCCCGTGGCGGACGAAGCGCGCGGCCAGTTCGTCGTCAACGGCGATCAGGTGACGTCGCTCGCGCGCGGCCTTGGCGTCGCGCGTGACGTGCTCCTCGACGCGCTCACCGGCCAGCAGCCGCAGATCGATCGCGCCGTCGCGATGATCACGGACGAGCTGGCCGCTCGACACCTGCAAGGGCAGCAGAGCGGTGCCGCGGCGCCGCCTGCGGAGCCGCTTGCAGCCGAGACTCCGCCGGCCGATGGCGAGCAATCGCCGCCGGACGACGGAGAGTTCGTCCCGGGTACCCCACCCGTCTGAGGAGATCGACGTGGCGCTTTCGGAATCCGACAAGAGCGAGATCCGGCGCCACCTCGGGTATCCCGACCCGGGCTCGCCGGCGAACATCCCCGGCGGTCCGCCGTACTTCACCTCGTTCGGGCAGGCCAACGGCATGCTCGGCGAGCGCATGAGCCCGGCGTACTACCAGATGGAGTACCGCATGATCAACGTCGGTGCGACCCTGGAGGTCGCGCTGATCGGGACCGAATCGCAGTACTTCAGCCAGTTCATCGCCGCGGCATCGGCGCAGGTCACCGCGACCGCCATCGGCACGCCGCAGCCCGGCGACATCCTCACGCTGCAGATCGACGGCGAGTACGTCACGTACCAGCTGACGTCATCGGACACGCCGACGACCGCGTTGACCGGCCTCGCGAGCATGGTGCTGCAGAGCGCCGACCTTTCCGCGATCGTGCAGCCGAGCTTGGCCTCCGGGTCGGTGCTCACGATCGAGGCGCGCGAACTCGGTGCCCGCTGGAACTCGCTGCACATCCGAGCCTGGGGAGCGAACTCGATGACGCTCGCGGTGCTATCGCCGAGCACCGGCATGCCGACGTTGACGCTCACGGGCGGCATGTCGCCGCCGGGGCCGTCGTACGTCGATCCCGACCAGACGCCGTCCCTGCCGATCTACGGCGCGCTGCCGCTCGTGCGCTTCTGGGAGAGCTCGATCGCGAAGGCCGAGCAGAACTTCGACATGCGCAAGGCGGGCGAGTACGTCGTCGAGCCGCGCGAGTTCGCGAAGCGCCGCGGCGCGTACATCGCGGCGTGCCGCGACATGGCGCAGCAGCTCGGCGTGGTCTACTTCGGTGGCAAGGACTATCGCGGAAACTCTCGGCTCAAGCGCCGCGGCGCGTAGTGAGGTAGATCGTGCCGCCAATCCCGATTTCGATCGTTCAGAACCCGTCGAGTACGGGTGCCTCAAGCGCTAACATCTCGATGACGATGACGACGGCGCCAGTGCAAGGCAATCTGCTCGTCGCCGTGGTGATGACCAACAACGCGGGTTCATCGTCTTTCAATTCGATCGGCTCCGGTTGGACGCAGATCGATAATGTGACGGACGGCTACAACAGTTCCGCTGTGTGCTCCATCATCACCGCGTACAAAATCGCCGGGGCTTCCGAATCGACCACTCAAACGCCCGCGACGACAACAGTGACTGTCTCGTACGCGGTGCAAATCTGGGAGATCGCCGGAGCCTCTGGTGCAGCGCCTATCGCTGCGCACGCTGCAACGACCGGGGTGTCGCAGTCGGCGGCGCCTGGGAGCGTTACCTCACCGGGTCAAGGCGCACTCGGCCTGTGCGCGTTCGTCGTCTCCACGCAAAGCGGTGCAACGCCGATTCAAAGCGCCGGTGGTGGCGCAGGCCCGACATCGTGGACTGCGGAGGTGTCCGAATACATCTCGGCTGGCAACTATCTGTTCAACGCCTTCCAATACCCGAATATCCCGAGCGGCGCGCAGAACCCGACGCAGACCTACGGCAGCCTCTACGCGTTCTATTGGGCCGCCGCGCAGGTCATCATACAGCCGAGCCCGCTCGCCTTCCAACGATGGCCGCAACTCATGCCCATCATGGCCATGTAGCGTGACCCCGGAAGAGTTCAACGCGCGCGTTCGCGCGATCGACGCCGAGTGCGATCTCGCCGTGCGCCGCATCGCGAGCCGGTACGCCATCTTCGAGCGCCACCCGCAGATGGTGATGATCGTGTATCCCGGCGCGATCAAGGCGATCTACGACAAGCGCGATCGCGCGATTGACGCTCTTGAGGCCGAGTTTTACGGAGTAAGCTGATGCCGGCGACGTCTGTCCAACGGATCGACTCGAAGATCCAGTACGGCCGCGGCCGCGAGGCCGGCAAGCTGGGTCAGACCTACACCGTGCAGCGCATGACGCCGACGACGAACGTCAGCGTCACCTCGACGCCGCCCGTCATCCAGAACTTTCCGGCCCGCATCCAGCGCGCGCGGAAGATGGCGATCGAGAACCAATCGTTCGACCTGCTCGTCGTCGAAGCGACGTGCGATAACCGCAAGCTGCAGCTCATGGACGTGCTGAACGAGACGGGCTACAAGTCCGACGGCGGCGTGTACACGGTCGCCCAGTTCCGGCCCACGCGCGAGACGCTCTGGGTGCGCACCGAGTCCAACATCGCGATCACGCGGCCGCTTCCAGGCGCGGGCCAGGCCGTGCAGATGCCAACGACGCCGGGCGTGACGATCGCGCCGGACGGCACGTGGGGCGGCGTCACGAAGGCCGGCGAGCAGGTCCTCACGCTGGTCGACGGCGTCTACTCGTTTTCGAACGCGAACGCGGCGCCGGCGGGCGTGCAGGCCGGCCTCCAGCCGCTCAACCGCGTGCGCGAGGTCCCGAGCTCGACGGCGATGGGCAAGACGCCGATGCCGCAGTACCGCGAGGAGTACCTCGTCTGGCTCCCGATGCTCGACGGCGTCTACCTCGACGAGCACGATCGGCTGAACTTCCTGACGCGCGACCGCTACGAGATTGCGCAGGTCTTCACCACCGACCTCACCGGCCTCTCCGGCTACATCGTCACCGTGAAGAAGCTCGGCGTGTGATGCTCGACTGCGAAGACGACGGACCGCTCCGCCGGCCGCGCACCTCGACGCATCACCGGAACTGGCGCTCCTACCGCGACTTCATGACCTGCGGACGCTACACGCACTCGCCATCGCATCGCGTCGCGCGGCCGCAGCGCGGCTTCGACGCGATGCTCTTCCTCACGCACAGCTGCGATCGCCGCAACGCGATCGCGATGGCGACCATTTCGCGCGTTGCGCTCGTCAACGCGCGCTACCTGAAAGAAGGCTGACGTGCGCGTCGTGATCGGTGATGACTCCCGCATCGCCCGCATGTTCCTGAAATCGGCGCTGCGCGGATCCCAATACCAGATCGTGGCCGAAGCGTCCACGGGCGTCGAGATCGTGACCCAGTGCCGGCGCTTCCGGCCCGACCTCGCGTTGGTCGACAACTCGATGCCGGGTGCGCTGACCGGCTCGCAAGCCGCGCACCAGGTCCGCGAGCTCGACCTCGCGCGCTACGCGATCGTGCTCTCGTCGCTCGACATGGACGCGATCACCGGCGGCCACAAGTCGAACGAGTGGCGCGCCAAGAAGATCGCGTTCATCGGGAAGACCAACGATTCGACGCAGCTGCAGGGCATGATCGCGCAGCGAATCGCGGAGCTCGACAGTGTCTAAGCCGGCGCTGCTCGACGCGCTCGAAACGATCAAGAACGCCGTCGGCGTCGCCGTCGCAGTCGCGGCCATCCCGAACAAGGTGCAGGTCTTCGCCGGTCAGCCGATCGGCCCGGAGCTCACCAAGATCCTCGCGCAGAACGACGCCGAGGCGGTCGTCACGGTGATGCCGATGCCAGGCGCGCAGAACACGGCGCGCTACGAGCGCAAGTTCTTCCAGACGTCCGCGCCCAACACTGCGCTGAGCGCGCAGATCTCGCCGCTGAACGTCATCACGTTCGCCGGCACGGTCGCGCAGAATCTGGCCGAAGACGTCGCGATCGGCGGCGAAGACGCGACCGGCGGTGAAGACGTCGCGATCGGCGGCTTCTACAACGTCCACACGTTGCTCGCCGGCTACCCGGCGTACGACGCGTACGTCCAGGCCACGCCGTCGATGTCGATGGCCGGCCTCGCGACCGCGGTGGCCGCGGCGATCACGGCGCTCGGCCTCTCTGGTGTGACGGCGAGCGCGAGCGGTCAACAGGTCACGGTCATCGGCGCGAACGTGAAGTACTGCAACGTCGGAAGTGCCGGAACGATCGCGCGCGAGATCTCGCGGGTGATGCGGCGCATCCAGGTGTCGGTCTACTCGTCCGATCCGTTCACGCGCTTCGCGGTCGGCGACGCGATCTACCAGAGCATCGGTGACGCGATCTCGCTCTTCCTGACGCTCAACAACGGCTCGCAGCTCTACTGCCGGTACGCGAGCGACGCGCTCGACGAGACGTCGCAGAACGAGTACACGCTCTACGTTCACCACTTCATCTTCGACTGCGAGTACGGCATCATCCAGACCGCGACGGCGACGCAGATCGGCGCCGTGACGCTCGGCGATACGATCGCGAACTTTCAACCGCAGACGGCTATCTTCGGAGGAACGACCTGATGGACACCACCGTCGCCATCGTGCATCAACCGATCATCGTGGACGGCGTCCACTACCAGCCCGGCGACAAGCTCTTCGGCGACCTCGCGGAGCGCGAGCTCGCGAACGAAGTGCATCGCAACTTCCTCACGCGCGCGCCGCTCGGCGTCCATGAGATCCCCGACGAGGTCCGCGCGGCCGATCCGGCGCCGGCGCCGGCGCCGGTCGAGCGGCCGACGCCGAGCGCGTTCGCGCCGTCGAGCACGACCTCGAGCACCAGCGGCGACTAGAAAACCCGACGATGCTTAGGGCTGGCTCCTAAGCGACCACACACGCAAGAGCGCTCTCACGGGCGCTCTTTTGTTTCTTGAGGAGCTGGCCTTTTCGATGATCATCACAAACGCCAACCCTGGGAATTTTCTCACGGACGGCCCGTACATCAACCTCGTGCAGGCGCCGCCGGGAACACCGGCCGGGCCGCAGACGGGCCTCATCTGCATCAACGGCACCGCCAACTTCGGGCCGGTAAACTCGCCGCAGCCCTTCGTCGACGTTGCCTCCGCCTTCACGGCATTCGGCAACGGCACAACGCTGCCGAACTCACTCGTCGATGAAGCGATCTCGGCGATGCCGGAGTGCCAGAGCTTCCTCGGCAACCGCGTCACCGATGGCACGGACACCGCCGCGACGATCGTCATCGGCGACACGACCGGCTTCGCGACGGCGACGTACACCGGCGGCGGCACGCCGGCGGCCGGCAACACCATCCAGGCGGTCCTCGCGAACGGCTCGTTCACGGTCTCGACGACCGTCTACACGCTGATCACAGGTGACACCGTCGCGACGGCGCTCACGCAGCTCGCGACGCTGATCAACAACTCCGCCGCGGTCGTCGGCCCGAACGCATTCCTTCAGCCCGTCACGGCAGGCGCGACGACCATCCCCGTCACCGCGCTCAACAGCGGCACCGGCGGCAACTCGATCACGATCCAGGCCGTCGTCACCGGCGGCGGCATGACGCTCACGCCGACGACGGCGACCGCGATGACCGGCGGCGCCGCGTCGGGTACGGTCGGCACGCTCACCGCGAAGTCGACCGGGACGTACCCGAACTACAGCACCTCGACGCAGACCGGCGGCTCGCTGCTGCTCACGCTGCAGTCCGGTACGATGGCCGTCTCGCCGGTGCTTCGCGCGGTGCTGACCTTCCCGAACGCGGCGTCCGAAGTGTTCTCGAACATCGTCGCGTACGCGTCGGTCGGCGGCGCCTACAACGCCGCCACCGCCAAGGCCAACCTGCTCGCGGCGATCAACGGCAACGGGACCACGCTGCCCGGTTCGCAACGCTGGACCTTCTCGAGCGGCGCGTCGACCACGGCGCCGTTCGTCGGCTACGTCAACGGCGCGTCGGGCGGGACGAACGGCACGACGAACATCACGACCGCGACGCTCATGGGCGTCGACGGCAACACGGGGCGCACCGGGATCTACGCCTTCCGCGGCCTCGCCTCGGGTGCGCAGCTCGTCGTCGCGGCGCTCACCGACCTCACGGTCGCCCAGACGCTCGTCGCGTTCGCCGCGGCGGAGAACTGCATCGCGCACATCGCGACGCCGTCCGGCACGTCGACCACGACGACGATCGCCAACAAGTCGACGTACAACGCATCATCGCCGCAGCTGATCTTCGACGCGGACTGGGACTACCGCTACGACACCGTCTCGGGCGCGCAGCGACTCGTCTCGCCGATCGGCAAGATAGCCGGCGCGATCGCGATGCAGCCCGCGTGGATGACCCCGGGCGGGAAGCCGGTCAACGGCGGCGTGCTCAACATCATCGCGACGGAGCGCGCGACGGCGCAAGCGGGACTGCCGCAGACCCAAACGCTCAACACGTCGCCGCTCTCGGTCGGCGAAGCGGGCTTGCGCGAGTCGAACGGCATCGCCTACCTCACCAACAGCCCGCAGCTGTTCTTCCAGGGTGGGTACGGCCTGCCGCACGGCATGATGTCCGACGGCGTGACGCTGATCTCGGACGTGCGTATGCTCAAGAGCATCGCGTACTCGCTCCAGCAGATCTACGGCCGCTTCGTCGGCTCGATGCTCGCGATCGTCAAGGGCAACCTGGTCGTGATCGCGCCGACGGGCGTCGAGTCGAGCCCGCAGGACGCGGTCGATCAGTACTTCCAGAGCCTGCTTTTCCCGCAGCCGCAGATCGCCGCGTACTCGAACATCATGGATGCTTCGAACAACACGCAGACGACCGTCGGTCAGGGTCAGCTCATCGGGAACGTGCGCGTCACCACGCTCTCGGCCGCACGGTTCATCATCACGTCGGTCCAGGTCGGCGTGAACGTCCAGATTCAAGCGCAGAAGCTGTCGTCGTAACGATCAGCTGATCTTCCTCACGACCGGCGCCTGTGATGGGCGCCGGTCTTCTTTTTGGAGAGAGACCGATGGCGTTCGTCAACAACTTCCTGGTCGGTACCGACCTCAGCTTGACGATCTTCAACAACCAGAACCCGAGCGGCGCCGTGCTGCTCGACGGCAAGCGCACGCGCTTCCGCACCAAGGACAAGAGCAAGCTGATCAAGTCCGACCCGATCGACAACGGGGGCATCCCGGATCATCGCGTGCTCCCGGACGGCTGGAACGGCACGATCGAAGTCGACAAGCAGAGCGACGACTTCGCGACGCTCTACGCGTTCCTCGAGGCGAACTACTACGCGGGGAACCTGCAGCAGTTCTTCACGATCACCGAGACGGCGCCGAACCTGCGCACGTCCGGCACCTCGCGCTACCAATACAGCAACTGCGTCTTCCACGACTACGATCCGGGCGAGTGGACGAAGGAATCGCAAGTCAAAGCCAGCGTCGAGTTCGACGCGGCGCAACGAATCAAGGTGCAATAGTGGCCGACCAAGCCGACCAAGTCGAAGTGAAGCTCTCGGATCGCACGACGGCGGTCCTGGCTCCGCTGTCCGCCATCGAATCGCTCAACGCCGACGAGCTCGTCGGCGCGTCGCGCAGTCCGGCCGCGGCGAACAAGGTCTACGCGATCTGCTCGATCCGCCAGCTCAACGGTGAGCCGGTCAATCCGCAGAAGAACAAGGCTGAATTCATCTCCGTCGCGAGCCGTCTCGACTTCGGCGAGATGCTCAAGCTCGGCATCGAGTACGGCAAGATCACCGAAGCGACGTTCTCGGACGAGCTAAAAAACGAGTTAGCCGCCCTTTCGTCCGACTCGTAGCGAGCATCGTCAACTGGTCGAACGGCGGCGTCACGCACGCGCAGGCGTTGTCGTGGCAGCCGGACGAGCTCTTGATGTGGTACATCGCCTACGGTGAGGCCCAGGGCGGCACGTGGGACTACGATCGCGGCTGGTGGGACGAGGAGGACGACTGATGCGCGAGCTGCGTCACCTCCGCGAGCTCGTTCACGTGTTCGAACAGGCGGCGGTCCAGCACGAGGTCGCGCTCGGCGCGCTCACCGCAGCGTCGGCGCGCGTGCTGCACGAGAAGGTGCGGCACGTCTTCGGTGACGAGACGAAGCTCGCCGAGCTCGCCGACGCGACGCAAGAAGAGCGCGTGCGGCTCGGCTACTCGCCGAACGATCCGCTTCTCCGCGACGGTCGCATGCTGCGTGACAGCATCGAAGAGGCGCACTCGCACGACACCGCCGGCGTCGGATCGGCCGAACCGGTGATGGTCGCGCACGAGTACGGCTACTACAACGTGCGCGCGCAGCGCAACGTGCCGGCGCGGCCGGTCTTTCATATCGCGATGGACGAGAGCGCTCCCGAGATCGAGGAGATGATCAACGAGGCGCTCTCGTTCACATTCAGCGCCCCGGCCAGCGTGGAGCTGAAGCCGTAGAAGGAGACGTCGATGATCGGTCCAGGCGGATGGGTCGTCGGCGTCTTCCTGCGATTCCAGTCGAACGGCCCGGCGACGATGACGCGGCTCGCGTCGACGACGGCGGCTGCGAACGCGCAGCTCGCACGCCAGACCGGGATGATCGATAAGAACGCCCTGGCGATGGCGAACTACAAGCGCAAGCTCGAAGACGTGCGCTTCGCGCAGATGCGGTTCGGGACGATGGGCGCCGGGGCCATCGCCGGCATCGGTATCACGGCGATGGGAACCGCGTTGTCGCACGCCGCGAAACTCCAGCAGATTCTCCTCTCGATCAAGAACGAGACCGGCGCCAGCACCGCGCAACTCGGTCAGTTCTACGACGCCGCGTTCCAGATCGCTGACAAGAACGGCATGACGGTCGAAGCGTCCGGCGAGATCCTCCGAACGATCTCTCGCCTCACCGCCGGCCAGTTCGACGTCAACAAGATGATCAAGGTCGCGCCGGTCGTTGCCGACTACGCTTCGATGGTTCACTTCAACCGGCCGGAGATCTCGGTCGAGCGCGCGGCGCAAACTGGCCTCCAGACGGCGCATCTCTTCCGAGCGTACGATCCCGCCGCGCTGACGAAGCTGCTCGATTCCGTGTACCGGCTCTCGGGCATGATGAGCGAAGGCCCGGAAGAGGCACTCCGGCAGATGAGCTACTACGTGCCGATGTTCAAGGCGCTCGGCATCGGCGATCAGACGTCGATCGCGACGATGGCGCTGCTCGATCGCGCCGGCTTCCGCAACAAGGTCGGAACGAACGTCCGCGCCGAGGTGCTCGAGGCGCTCGGGCCGCTCCAGCTCACGAAGCACGCGCAGACCGGGAAGCTCAACATCCTTCAGGAAATGGGGCTCTTCAAGAACGGAAAGTTCGCGTTCAACCGGCCCGACGGCTCCCTCGACTTCTTCGGCGAGCTCGAGGCGATCGGCAACTTCGCGCAGCGCGAGCGAAGCCGGGGCATCCCCGCCGCGGAGATCGCGCAGAAGATGTTCGGCGCGCTCGGCAAGCAAGGCGGCACGATTGCAGCGCTCTTCCTCGATCCGCAGATGGCGCCGATTCTGAAGGGCCTGCGCAACTATCAGAACGATCCGAACGTCGGCCTCACGAGCGGAGGACGTCAGCGCGACCAGGGTCTCGCGTTCCAAGCCGGCCGCGCCATGAACAACGGCATGGCTGTGGTCACCGAACTCGCGTATCCGTGGCTCAACCAGATGACGGACTTCTTCCGGAAGATGGGCGACACGTTTCACGGCGCGCAGGTCTGGCTCCATCAGCACCGCGAGATCGAGAAAACGATCGGCGCTGTCTTCGCCGGTATCACCGCGCTCAGCGCAGTGCGCTTCTCGATCGGCGTCGCGAACATGCTCACGCGCGGGGCGCGCGCGCTCGGCATGATCGCGGAAGAGGCGCCAGCCGCGACGACGCTCGGCCGCGTCAGCGGTGCGCTGCGCGCGGTCGATCGGATCTTCACCGGCGGCAGCATCCAGTGGGCCGCGAAGGCGTCGGCGTCGTTCTACCGCGGCGCGCTCTCACTGACCACGAAGGTGATGGACGCGCTCACGTTCGCGATCGAGAAGTCGATCACGCCGACCGGATTCGGGAAGGCGTTCGGCGAGGCGTTCGCGAGCGACCTGATCGCCGGCGTGCGCGGCGCGTTCGCCGCCCTGATCGCGCCGTTCCGCGCGCTGCTCATGACGCCGTTCCTGTGGATACAGAACGCGTTTGGTCGCTTCGGTCCGCAGATCGCGAAGTGGGCGCCGGGGATCGCGCGCGATCTGGACAAGGTCGGCGGCGTCATCGCAAAGGTCGCGCCGTGGTTCGGGACGCTGCTCGAGCGGCTCACGCCGCTCCTGAACGTCGCCGGCATCGTGCTTACGCCCTCACCGACGGCGCCGGGCGACCTGACGCCGGCAGAGGCCGCCGCCGAGGCGCATCGGCACCCAGGATCCGCGGCCGCGCGGGGCGGCGGGTGGGGCTCGTTCGACGATAAACCGCGCGCGAGGCCGGCGCACCGCATGGAGCACGTAAACCGCGTCTTCCACCCGACGTCGCGCAGCGCGCGCGCGCTCGATCGCGCGCAGCACCATCCGGCGCCCGTCTCGCGTGAGCGCACGCGAGCCGTGTCCGGTCGCGCCGAGCGCCATCACCACGAGGGCGCGCGGACGCAGGTCACGATCGGGAAGGTCGAGATTTCGCTCCCAAACGTGAAGTCGGGGAAGGACGCGAACCAGATCGCCGACGTGTTGCGTAATCCGCGTTCGATGATGGCCTCGGCCGCATCGAACGCGCGGACGCATCACAACGTCCCGATGGTCCTGTCAGTCCCCCGCACGTAGGAAGTCGACGGGGTTGTGCGCGGCCTCGCGCCGCGCGATCGCGCGCATCTCCCAGCACCAGAGCGCGCGCGACGCCGTGAGGACGGCGCCGAGGAGGGCCAGCGGATGCACCCAGGGCACCGCCGGCGTGAACCACCAGAGGACGAGCGCGGCCGCTGATCCGCGGCCGTAGCCGGTCGCCGTTCGGCCCAGCAGCGCCGCGCGCGCGAGCGCTGCGCGCTGCATGTCCCGCATCTGATCGAGCACGCCGGTCCGCTCGCGCTCACGGAAGCCGGGCGCCGGCGGCTCCACCTCGCCCTCGATGACAGCGGCCCGGATGCCGCGGAAGTCGCGCATGCCGCAGTCTACCACAGCCCGTCCAGAGGAGGCGCCGTGAGCTTCTCGTCGCCGACCGCGACCCAAGGGTACACTCAACCGTCGGACAGTCCCGGGACGACCCCACTGTCGATAGGCGGCGTCTCGTTCAACACCTCCGAGGCGCCTGAGCGGTTCCCGGTCGGTGCTGTCGAGCAGATGCTGGTCGTCACGACGTTGCCCGGCGGCTCGCGCGTCGTCGCCGCGTTCGGCAACCGTCCGAAGTCGGTCTCATGGTCGGGTAAGCTCTACGGGAGCAACATCTCGCCGCGGATCCGTCAGATGCGCCTCTACGCGGTGAGCGGCCAGCAAGTGCAGCTGGTGTGGTCGAACGAAGTGTACGCCGTCGTCGTGAAGGAGTTCACGCCGACCTACTGCGGCGGGTACGCCGAGTACGAAATCACCGTCGAGGTCGTGAAGGACAGCAACGGCGCCTTCACCGTCTCAAGCGCGACGACGATCGACCAGCAGATCTCCGGCCTTCAGGCGCAGGCTGACGCCGCGAACGCGGCGATCATGAGCGCCGATCCGACCGGCTCGCAGGTCTTCCAGGGCGCATATCAGACCGCGAAGTCGGCGGTGCAATCGTCCGCGCCGATCGCGCAGAACATCGTGCAGGCGGCGGCCGAGATCGTCCCCGCCGTGCTCGGTGCGGTGACCGCCGTGAAGGGCTACGCGTCCGGGCAGGCGCCGAGCTCACTGCTCTTCGCGAACGCGACGACGTTGGTCAACGCGCTGAACAACATCAACGGCAACGTGCAGCGTGGGCAGAGCGCGAGCGGCGTCGTCGTGCAAGGCGGCAACCTGTTTGGACTCTCCGCCCAGCAGTACGGTGACGTCACGCAAGCGTTCGCGCTCGCGCAGGCCAACGGGCTCTCGTCGCCGTTCCTCTCGGCGCTGAAGTCGACGTTCGTTGCGCTGCCGCCGCTGCTCGGAAAGTAGATCGTGGGAGCCTTACCGCCAAGCGTTCAGCCGAACATCCCGCTGGCGCCGGTCCTGTCGAACCCGTTTTTCGAAGATCAGAACCCGACCACGTACGTGCTGATCGATGGACTGCGCTTCACCCCGGTAGCGTGGTCGATCGAGTCGAACGCGCACGGCGCGACGGACACGGCAACGCTCACGCTCCCAATCTCGAACGGTCCGGACTGGACGCAGACCATCTACCGCGGCGACGACGCGGGGAACGCCGACCAGCCGGTCTACGTGAAGATCTACGCGGGGCTGACGACGCCGCGTCTGCGCTTCTGGGGGATCGTCGACCTGTACACCGCGCGCCTCACCGGCGACGAGGACGGCGATCGCATCACGTTCCAGTGCCGCTCCCTCGGCGCACCGTTGCTCACGACGAAGATCACGACGCCGTTCGCCGGCCAGCAGTCGACGACGGCCCAGTTCGTCGCGCAGCAGGCCGCGCGCTTCGGCCTGAACACGCAGATCCTGGTGTCGAGTCCCCTGACGATCCAGCAGGTGCTCGGCCACGAGTTCGCGACCGGCGTCCACAGCATCACGATCTGGGAGCTGATGCTGCAGTGCGCCGTGCAAGACGGCGTCGACATCTGGGTCGACCAGAACACCCTCTGGTACGCCTCCCCCGACCTGATCGCGCGCACGACGATCGATCTCGCCTGGTTGCGCGACATCAAGTCGATCGACTGCTCGCACGCCACCCAGTTCGCGAAGAACGTGCGCGTCGAGGTGCGGTCCTACCGCAAACGGGTCCGCACGTCGACGTACGCGCGCTACCAGACCGGGCCGGACGGATCGTCGGTGCTCGAGCAGAGCGGGAGCCGCGTCGTCACCTCGTCGCCGGTCTTCGGCACCAATCAGTCCGTGTCGACGACGGTCAGCTCGTCCGGCTCGACGACGACCACGGTCTCGACGCTGACCGGCGGGAGTGCGAGCGGTTCGGCCGGCGTTCCCGCTGGCGAGAGCGGAAAGGAGCTCTACACGTTCTACTTCCCGAACAAGTCGCAGAGCGATTGCGCCACGCTCGCGAAAATTCTCTGGCAGCGGATCTCGCAGCACGAGTTCGCGATCTCGATCGAGCTGCCCGTCACCGCCGCGAAGCTCGCGCTCATGGGCAAGACCGCGCTGCTCAACTTGCACGGCCTCCCGTACGCGTATTTCAACGCGCAGTACTGGCCGCGCCGGATCACCGAGACGTTCGACACGTCGTCGGGCTGGAATTGGGCGATCGACGCGATCAACCATCAAGGACCGAATGGAGAAGCGTAGTGCATCACAGCGATCTCATCGCGATCGCGTCGTCGCTGCAAGCAGACCGCGACTCGGAGCGTGACCTTGAGGGCGTCGTCGTGGCGGGCTCGTGGGATCCCAAGGCCGCGACCATCCAGGTCGTCGTCGGCGACTCGTACGCGATCGCGAGCGACGGTAACGGCGACCAGTTCATGCTCATCACCGCCACGGTCGGCACGACGTACAACGACCAGTACGGCGCGGTGGGCGGCGAGCGCGTGCATCTGCAGCGCGTCGGCGCCGGCTGGGTCGCGCACTTCGAGCACGGCGACGACGACAGCATGGCGGCGCCCGCGGGCGAACGCTGGATCGCGCACCGCAACCCGACGACTGGCGCGATCAACGCCTACACGAAGCTGACGAACGACGGTCCGACGACGGGCGACGGCCTCGCCGGCCACGTCACGCTCGCCGGTGCGCTGCATAAGGCGTCGACGACGAACGGCCACAGCAGCGTGATGGACGACACCGCGAAGGCGATCACGCACACGTCCTCCGGCGGGCTCGTCCATCAGCTCAACGACGTCAACCAGCAGATCACGCACGTCGCCGGTCAGGTGATGACCATCGTCGACGGCTACGGCAACGCGATCTCGCACGTCGTTCCGACCGGCGGCCTCGTCGCGCTCGGCGCGCTCGCGAGCACGCTCGATGCGACGCATGGAGTCATCAACAACTCGCACCTATCGACGTTCGAGTCGAACCTGCTTGCGAAGCGCTTGGACGACCTGACGAAGTTCGCGACCGCGATGGTCGGCGCGGGCGTGCCCAACGCCGGCGCGGTGATCGGTCTGCTCGCGTCGCTGGTTCACGTTCCGGTCCCGGCCGGGTCGGCCAAAGTCCTCGCCACCTCGTAACGGAAGGAGTCGCTCATGGCCGCTGGCAGCGTCGAGATCGCGATCTCGAACGGCGGCTGGAACGGCGACTTCGCGCTCACCGCGAACGGAGATTTGCAGCTCGCGATCGACACGCCGGCGACGCCCGCGGCGACCGTGCAGCGGCTCGTGCGCGCGATCCAGACGACGCCACGGCTGACCGACGCCGCCGGGAACCCGATCGCGCGGCCCGACGACTGCTTCAACTGCACGTACGGCTCGGGCGTGCGCGCGCTCGTGAACCAGCCGATCACCCCGGCGCTCATCGCCGGCCTGCAGGCGCGCATCATCGCCGCGCTGCTCGCGGATCCGTCAATCGCCCCGAATCCGCCGCCGGTCGTCAACGTCGGGCAGACCGGCACGTTCACGGTCTCGATCTCGGTGACGTGCTTCGCCGTCAGCGGCGAGATCGTCACGATCCCATCCCTCACCCTGCCGTACGGGAGCTAAGCATGCCGCTCCAGACGCTGACGCTTGCACAGCTCCAGCAGATGTTCGCGACGAACTACAGCAGCGTCGCAGCGCTGCCGGCGAACACCAACCCCGGCTCCGCGCTCGGCGCCATCGCGAACGCGAACGCGCTGCTCGCGCTCAACATCCAAGGCGAGCTCGTCTACGTCAGCGGCATCTCGCGGCTTGCGACGTCGAACGGCGCCGACGTCGACTCGTTCGTCAACCCGTTCGGTGTGACGCGCATCGCCGCGTCGCCCTCAAGCGGTACGGTGACGATGTCGACGGCGTCGCCCGTGTCGACGCAGGTCATCATCCCGATCGGCACGCAGGTCGCGACGTCGACCGGCCTGATCTTCACGCTCATCGCCGACCCGACGAACTCGACCGGCTACTACAACGCGACGCTGCTCGCGTACGTCATCGCGGCCGGTACGACGACCGCGAACGTGCTCGTGCAGTGTACCGTCGCGGGCTCGATCGGTAACGTCCAGGCGGGCACCATCACGCAGCCGTACGGGACGTCGGCGACGTCGCCGCTCGCCGGCATCTCGACGATCTCGAACGGCTCGGCCTTCACGAACGGTCAAGACCAGGAGACCGACGCCGCGCTGCGCACGCGCTTCGCGCTGCTTCTGTCGACCGGATCGGGCGGGACCGTGAACGCGCTCGCGGCCGCATTGCTCGCGGTGCAACCGAACCTGACGTACACAATCGGCGACGCGATCTCACAAGCCGGCGCATCGACGCCGGGCTACATCTCCGTGTTCGTCAACGTGCTCGGCTCGAGCTCGGCGCCGTCGGCGGCGCTGATTAGCGCAGTCCAAGCCGCGGTTTCCGCGCCGGGCGTCAAGCCGGCGGGATCCACGGTAAACACCTACGCACCGTCGATCGCGACCGTCGGCGTGACCGCGAACGTAAAGGTCGCGGGCGGCTACCAAGCGTCGAGCGTGGTCGCGGCCGCGAGCGCGGCGCTCGCGACGTACTTGAACTCGATCGGCCTCTCGCCGACCGGCGCGACGCAGCTCGCGCAGCTCGCGGAGTGCTACGTCGTCCTGCGCACGACGCCCGGCGTTGCGAACGTCACTTCGCTCCTGCTCAACGGCAACCAGTCAGACGTCTCGGCCGCCTACGGCGCGCAGCTCGTCGCCGGCACGATCACCCTCACCCCATACTAGCGAGGAGCGGCATGGCAGCACCGACGTTCGTGCTCAGCGAGACCAACGGCGCGGGCACCGTTACGGACGGCATCGGGACGATCACGTTCGCATCTGTCGATCAGAACTCCAACGTCGCGAACCTCGCGACCACGTATCCGGTCACCGTCCCGTCAACCGGCACGGCGTACAGCTTCGAGAAGTACAACCGGCTGAAGGTCACCGGCGCCGCATCAAATTCGCTCTCAGCGTTCGGCGTGTACTTCTCGGCGACCGCGCCCACTGATTCTTCGGGCGTAACGACGTTCATTACGCCGAACTTCGGCGCGACGCCGACGTACGCGGCACCGGTCAACACGGTCTCGACCGTCGCGACGTCAGCGTGCTCCGCGACGACCGCCGCCCCTGGAACAGCGCTGGTTGCACCGACTAACGCGATCGGCTCCTACTCAAGCTTCTTCGTGCAGCAACTCGCGATCGGTAGCGGCGCGATCGGCGGCAACACCATCTGGCCCGCCACCTGGTGGACCATCCAGTATAGCTACTCATGATCGATCACGCTGAAATTGCCGCGCGGCGCCGGTTCGCCGTCGATCGCACCCGAGCCGCATACTTCTGGCAAGTCAGACGCTGGGTCGACGATATCACCCGAGTCGCGCAGAGCGACGTGTTGCTCGCGGAATACGACGTCTTCGGTGGTCTCCATCGACTCGCCGAAGTGCCGCCGGCGCCGTTCATCTGGTGCGCCGAATCGTATCGCACCGGCGAGGGAGTTCCAAGCCGATCCGTACCGGTACCCGCCGGCTTTGAGCCGATCTGGCTGCACCGTGTACGCGAAGGGCGGTCGTTCACGAGTGAGTTCGTTGCGATCGAGGATTGCTTGATCTTCGGGCGTCGCGAGATCTTCACGGGCCGGGAAGACGTGCTTCTGCTCTATCCGGATGGCGACGTCGTGGAATGCAGCTCGGTTAGCGCCGCGCTCTTGCACGTGAGATAGCCGTGGTTGCAACACGCGCCGGTGCTGGCGCAGTAAAGGAGTCCCTTCGGTGAGAGGCATCTATACCGCGAGCGGCGCGAACCTCACGATCGCGAACCGCGCGACCGTCACGTTGCTCGGCATCGTGCCGGTGTCCGCCGGCACGCAGATCAAGTTGAAGCGCGCTTGGATCTCGCAGGCCGGGAGCAACACGTCCACCCAGTACAACGCGCAGATCTCGTATCAGGCCGCGGCACTGCCGACGATGAGCGCGGCGGCGCAGATCACACCACACAACCTTGGTGACCCCGCGTCGAAGTACTCCGGTGCGACGACCGCGGCCGCGGGCACGATCGGCTTGAACGCGTCGGCCGAGAACGCTGGCACGAAGACGATCATCATCCCCGACGCGCTCAACGACCTGAACGGCTACATCTGGGTGCCCAAACCGGAAGAAGAGATTGTGATCCCGAGCGGGTTCGCCAGCATGGTCGCGATCGTGTTGACGACCGCGGTCGGCACCGCGACGTCGGGCTGGAACGTCGGGCTGACGTACGAAGAAATTTAAGCGCGCGCGATAGGGAGGGAGCGGAATGCCGATCTTCTTTCCGCCGCCGCCGCCGCAGTGGCGGCGGCCATCGGTTGCGCCCGTTTTCTCGACGCAGGCAGGCTTCGCTTCCGGACCCGCCGCTGCTACGCTCCTCGCGACGACGAGCTCTACGGGCTCCGCCGCTACGACGCTGTTGGCCTCGACAACCGTCAGTGGCGGGGCGGCGCTCACACTCGTCGGCGGTCAAAACAAGCTCTCATTCGTCGATGAGACAGGGACGAATCCGCTCCCCGCGGGCGTGCAGGTCTTCGTGTACGGCAACGGCGTGCTCATCTCGAGTGCGTACACCGTCGCGGGCGGGAGCGCACCGTTTGTGCTGCCAGCGAACTCAACGTTCGTCGCGACGTTCGTCGGAAGACAAGCGCCGACGTTACCGGTGACGTTCACGACCGACGCGCTTAGCCGCGCCACGATCACGGTAAACGGATACCGCTCGCCGTCGCTCTCCGCAAGAGGGTACAACGCCGAGCTGCTCAACCTCGTGCCGGTGCTCTGGCTCAACGATACGGCGCGCGCGCAGGGCGGCAACGCCTATGCGGTCGGGATGGGCTACAGCGGCGTGCTGAATTGGCTCGACCAGGAAGCGCAAGTGCTGCTCGCGATGCAGCGGCTGCAATCGTCGACGGGGTCGGATCTCGACTCGTGGGCGATGGACTTCTTCGGCGGTCAGTTCGGCCGGCTGACGGGCCAGCCCGACGCATCGTGGAGCGCGATGATTCGCGCGATTCTTACAACACCGAAGGGCACCGTCGCGGGGATCCAAGCGATCATCAACGTGTTCTGGCCGTACATCCTCTTGCAGCTCGGTCTCCCGAACTTCGCCGAGGACACCGGCTACGGTGGTGAAGACACCGCGACCGGCGGCGAAGACGTCACCCAGACCTACACGGCGCCCTCTCCGAATCAAGCGATCGGCGAGGACAACTTCGGTGGTGAAGACACGACCGTCGGCTTCGAAGACGCGCCGTCCCCTGGCTTCTTGCCGCCCAACCCGATCGTATTCGATGCGCAGACAAATCCAACGCTCGCGAGCTTGATTTCGCCGGCGATCGTCACGACGCAGTTCGGCGTGTACCTGCAGTACCCGAGCTACAGCGACTCGCTGATCCGGCCGGTGCTGCCGCAGTCGACGCTGCTCGCCAACCTGGTGAACGCCTGGAAAGCCGCCGGCTACACGCCCATCTACGCGCAAAACCGATAACTGGAGGGTCCCTTTCGTGAACCGCATCATGGCCGCAATCGCGGCCTTTTTTGTTGCGCTCTCGCCGCTCATCGCGTCGGCGAGCTCGGTTAGCGTCAACGCCGCGCTGCCGAAGGGGGCGTCGCCAGCGAAGGACGCGCCGGTTGACCTCAGTCCAACGTCGATCGCGCGTATGATGAACAGTGTCGGCGCGCCGCAAGTGATCGCGCTCGATCGCGTCCAGCATCTGACCGGTCTCAATCCGCCCAGCACGTGGATGAACCAGGAGCAGCGCGACGTGCGTCTCGGCTTCGGGGCGTTCATGTGGAACCTGCTTTGCGGCCAAAACGCGAGCACGTGTCCGGGTCAGTACGCGAACCTCTCGGTCGTTCCGGTCACCGGCCTCTACGTCGCCGTCGCCCCGACGGTGACGAACACGGTTGGCACGCTTTACCAGTTCAAGCAAGAAGAGACGAGCGGGTTCGGCGGCTATCCCAGCGGCGTCGGCACGTATCTCGCGGCTGATCCGACGCAGGTCATGCTCCAGGGCACGATCACGACGAATACGACGAACATCGGGCCGCTCACGGCGGGCACGAGTTCGGGCCAAAGCGTCGACAACTTGATCGAGTGCCAGGTCAACACGATCGACACGACGCCGCAGACGGTGAATATCGTGTCGCCTGGCGGCTCGGTGACCGCGACGTCGGCGAATCGCGATCGCAAAGACACGCTGAGCTGCCAGAACAAGCCCGGCACGTCGGCGACGACGGGGGCGCAGACGGTTCCGACGACCGACTCCGGCTACATCGCGATCGGCTACGTCGCGGTCGCCTACGGCACCGTGACGGTGACGTCGGGCATGATCACGCCGATTCTTACGTCGCAGTTCGCGCCGGGCTCGACGGTGCTGAACACGTCGGGCCAGACGCTTGGCGTCACGTCGCACACCGTGTTCATCACGGTCACGACTTCGGCGAGCCCGACGACGTGCGGACCGATGGTGGGCTACTACTGCGCGACGGCGACCCTCACCGGCGGCGCAGTTTTCACGAGCGCGACATCGTTCACGTGTGGCCCTGGCTTCACCGTGAATCCCATCAATGGATTCACGGGGTACACGGGCGTTTATAACTATATCCTCGCTGCGTCGACGAATGAACTCGCCGCGTGGAACAGCGGGTCCACGATTTACATCGGCGGCACCGCTGGCGTGTTTGCGTCAAACACTTTCACCCTGGCCTGCACGGGGTACTGACGATGCGCCACGTCATCATCGCGCTCGCGCTTGCGGCGCTCGCCGCGTGCGGGCACGCATCGCTTCCGCTGTCCCCGACGCCGTCGCCGATCGCGAACCGCGGCACGGTCTTCAGCGTCGAAGTTCACCCTGGCGACGCATCGTCGACGACTCCGACCGCGCTTGCCGCGATCGCCGCGGCCGGCTTCAGCGCGATCCGCACCGACTACTCGCCGCCGCCGCTGACGGGCTACGACTACTCGTGGCTCGCCGCCGCGGAGGCGGCGGGGTTGCATCTCGTGCTCATCACCCCTTACCCACAAGCGAGCGATGTCGCTGACCCGAGCGCGTACGCGGCGCTCGTCGCCGATGCGGTGACGAAGTACCCGGCCGCGACGATCGAGCTCGACAACGAGCCGAACGACGCCGCGCCGCTCGCGCAGCTGCAGCTAACGCCCGCGCAGTACGTCGCGGTCATGCGCCCGACGATCGCGGCGGCGCGCGCCGCGCACGCGGCGACGAATATTTTGCTCGGCGGCGTCACCACGAGCGCGACCGCGGCGTACGGCTACAAGGCGTGGCTGCAGCAGACCGAGGTGCTCCCGGTCGACGGCACGGCGGTTCACCTCTACGGCGTCCCCGCGAGTGCGGTGCAGAACGTCGTGGTGCCGCTGGTCGTGCAGTATGGCCGCCCGGTGTCGATCACCGAGACGGGCGAAGCGCCGCCGGTCGGCGCCGACCTCGTCGCCCTTGCGAACGCCGCGAAGGGTCTCGTCGCGATCGACAACTTCTACGAGTGGCGCACCCAGGCCGGAGAACCGCCGTACGGGCTCGTCGGCACGGACGCGCTCGCTGCGCTCTCGGCGGTGATCCGATGAGCGCGCAGGTTCGCGAGGCGCTCGTTGCCTCACCGCGCACGGTCTTCCAGACCGAGCTCGCGATGCACCGGGATCTGCTCGACCCGACCGACGGCGGCACGCGCACCGAGCTGATCGCGCTCCTCGCGCACCTCGTCTTCGACAAACAGTGGGCGATCGAGTTCACCGCGATCCGCACCGGTCACCACGACGATACGGGCCTCAATCCGACGCCGCCGCACGCTGGCACCCACGCCGCGGGCTGGGCGGTGGACTGCTGGCCACTCGCGTCGACGACGCCGGGCGACTACCTCGACGCCGGCGACGAGCGCTTCCGCGCGTTCTTGCGCGACGTCGCGCAGGCGCCGTACCACATGCAGACCGGGCTCGTCGGCGACGGCGCGGACTCTGCCGAGAACTTTGCGGCGGCTGGCCCGACCGCGTTCCAGGACGACGGCTCGCCGCACGTTCACATCGGCGCGCAACCGTCGGTCGCGACATGAAGCTGCACGATCTCGAGCCGCAGTGCTGACGCGGATCCGGCGCGCGATCGCGCGCGTCTTGATCGCGATCGTGTGCGCGCCGATCGCGATCGTCCTCTCCGCCGCGCTCGACGACGACTTCGATCCCGCACCCTCCGACATGGAGCGGTGAAGACCGAAAGGAGAATCCCGCCCGTGCTCTACCTTCAACTCGCCGCGGCGCACGCCAAGCTCACCCACGCCGTCGACGCGGCGAGCTCGGCAGGGATCGCGGTCCCCGCGCGCATCACCCAGTCCCTCACGGCGCTCTACGCGATGCTCGGCGTCGCGCAGGGCTTCGTCTGGCCGACCAACATCACGCTCGACTCCTTCATCGCGTCGGCCGAGCAGATCGGGAACGACCTCACTCCGTACGCGAACGACGCGACCTTCGGCGCCGGCGTGACCGACGCGCTCGTCATGCTCCACCCGATCGCGTCGATGGAGCCGGAGCTGCGCGCCGGCGGACTCGCCACGGCCGCGTCGTTCCCGGCGCAGTTCGTCTCCGGCGGCGACGTCATCGTCGTCGGCGCGTGGCGCGCGTCCGGTCCGTTCGGCCAGTACGTCCAGTCGTACCAGCCTCCGCCGACGTCGTAGCCGCTGAAGGCCATCCCCGACCGCCTTTCGGCGTGAAAACTGTGCCCTGTGAGCATGTAGAGCAAGGCGTTTCACGCTGAACGGTCCGTCGACGAGGGGGTGAGGGCTGATTCGTAATCAGCAGGTCGCCGGTTCGAGTCCGGCCGTCGGCTCCAGAAAAAACCCCGCTACGGCGGGGTTTTTTGCTTCTTGATGGGCACGACGGGTGCCCCGTTCGTACCCTCGTGAAGGCCAATTCGACCGCCATCGAACACCGCGCCGATCGCGCTCGCTGCATCGCGCCCCAGCGTCGGAAGCAGATGACCGTAGCGGTCCATCGTGAAGGCGACCGACGCGTGCCCCATGCGCTCGGAAATCACTTTGACGTGTACGCCCGCCGCGATCATCAACGTCGCGGCGGTATGCCGTAGATCGTAGAGGCGAAAGTCGCGCACGGGGACCGTCACGATACGGTCCGGATTCTTCTCCGTCGGCCGCTTCTCTCGACGACCGCCCCAGGTTCGGATGAGCAACGGCTTCCAGGACCGGCGTGCAAAGTTGCTCTCGCGCAGCGATCCGCCCGTCGTGTCCGGGAAGACAAGCTGATCGATGTCTCGCTCGGCTTTCATGCGTGCTCGGTGCGCGGTCAGCTCCGCGACGAGCTGTGGCGGCATGTCGATCGTGCGCTTCCCGCGAGCGGACTTCGTCTCGCCTTCCTCGCGCGACGTTGCATCGAGCGTCGACGTGATCGTCATCGTCGCCGCGGCGAGG